AGCTCGTACAATGGTACAAGACAAGATGCCATTGACAGATTTAAGTCTAGCTATTAAGGATGAAATAAGAACAAACATATTAACTGCTGACATGGACCAAGTAAAAGCTCAGTATGATTTATCTACTGGTTCTTATTTATTAAGCTTTGGTGGTAAAAATATTGTTTATGTGTTTGACTTTAAAGCTACAACACCTGAAGGTGCTCCACGTATAACAACTTGGAACTTTGATTCTAAGAAAAATCCTGGAGCTTTGTTATCTACTGATGATTTTTTATATATAGGTTTAGGAGCTGTTACTAACTTTGGAAAAGTAGCTACTTATTCAGGATTCTATGATGTAGAAAAAGAAGATGTTACTGCTACTTATGGTACATCAAGTGCATGTACTACTGCTGGACACACATGGGAATCTAATACAAGTAAATGTTATCAAGATGTAGACAATACATACCAAGCAGATTTTAAAACTACATGGCTAGACTTTGAACAGCCGGGTATAACTAAATTTTTAAAAAGATTCTTAGCTATCTGGTCAGGTGGTAAGAATATGAACGTAACACTTAACTGGTTTAGAGATTACAATGTTACTCCTACATCAGCTAACTTTACATTAGACCCTACTACTGGTGGAGTCAATGCTTTATGGGGACAGGGTAAGTATGGCAATGCCAAGTATGCTCCTGCTTTTCAACCTACAGAGTACAAAGTATCTATGTCAAGAGCAGCTAAGGTTGTTAGACTACAGGTAATACAAACCGTAAAGGGTTTTAAAGCTTCTTTACAAAACATTTCTATTTGGGCAAAACAAGGAAAGATAAGATGAGTAATTATAATTTACAAATATCTTGGTCAGGTAAGGATGCTTTAAGTGATTCAGACCCAGACAAGGTAGTTAGTGGTGGTGACTTTAATACAGAGTTTCTTGCGGTTAAAACTGCTGTTAACTCTAAAGCAGACTTAGCAAATACAAGTCAAGTAGTTACTGCTGCAACAGCAACTGCAGGAACTAATACTAATCAGGTAGCAACAACAGCGTTTGTCACAGCAGCTATAGCAGCAGATGCCTTACCTTCTACTTCTAATGGTTATGGAACTAGAACAGTAAGTACAGGTGCAGCTTCAGGTGGTTCTGACGGTGACATACATTATCAAGTAGCAAGCTAACATGGCTAAATCTTTAAACATAAAACACTCAGGTGCTTGGAAACAACCAACAAAGGTTTCTGTAAAACAGGGTGGTACATGGAAAGAAGTATTAACAGGAAGCATAAAACAAGGTGGTGCGTGGAAACCTTTTTATCAAAGAAAGTTTACTTATACAGTTTCAAGTAATACAAACCAATTAGATTTAGATACAGCATTAACTGCTGACCAAAAACTAGGTGATGTAGATGTAATTATAAACTCTGGAGTTTATGTTTACTCTAACTCTACAGGCACTCCTGCATTAAGAACAGGTAGTGGTGTAGCAGGTGTACTAACTATTATTAATAATGGTTTTATTTATGGTTGTGGTGGTACTGGAGGTACTGGAGGGTCGCCTGCTAATAATGGTTCATCAGGTGGTAACGGTGGCACAGCTTTATACTTAGAAAAAGATATTATTTTAACCAACAACTCCAACGAAATTAAAGGTGGCGGTGGCGGTGGTGGAGGAGGCGGTGGTGCTAGAACAGACCAATGGCTTTCTGATGATGACCATGCCGGTGGCGGTGGTGGAGGTGGAGGTCAATCTATGGGTGCCGGTGGAGCAAGGAATGCTACTTGTAGTGGTTCACAGTGTAATGCTGCTTCTGCTAATGGTTCAGCAGGAACTCTTTCAGGAGCAGGCTCAGGTGGAAGAGGAGCAGATGTAGATGGTGATGCACAAGCAGGTGCTGGAGGAACCGGAGGAGCAGTAGGTCAATCAGGTTCTACAGGACAAACTGCACCTAATGGAAATGATGGAAGAGGTTCTGGTGGCTCAGGTGGTTCAGCAGGAACAGCAATAGTAACAAATGGTCACAGTACCAGTTAAATAGGAGAATAAGACATGGCATGGGCAAGTTTAATAGGACCGATACTCGGTGGAATAATGCAGAACAGAGCAGCAAAAAAAGCAGCGTCTGCACAAACAGCAGCAGGGGAACAGGCTTATAGACGCTCTTTACCTAAAGGTGTTGCTGGAATGTTTGGTGGGTTTAGTTATGATGATGCTAGTCAACAAGCTAGTATGAATCTAAGTCCTGAAATGCAGGCACAGTATGATGCGTTAATGGGCAGAGCAGACCAAACAGCAGGGCAAATACAAAACTTAGACCCTCTTCAATTACAACAACAACTGTACAATCAACAGCTAGGATTGTTACAACCTGAACAAGAAAGACAGTCACTAGCTCAAGAGTCTAGGTTACTACAACAAGGTAGGCTAGGTAGTACAGGTGGTGCAGGTCAGATGCAAGCACTACAAGAAGCACAAGGACAGCAAAGACTTGGTTTGTTAACTGGTTCTTATTCATCAGCACAACAAACATTAGATGCTATGCGTCAAAGAGAAATGATGGATAGACAAGCTGCTCTTGGTATAGGTAACTTACCTATGCAATATGCTCAACTAGGTATGAACCTTGGACAAGCAGTTAGTCCATCAGCTCAGTATGCTGGAGGACAAGCAGCTCAAGCAGCAGTTGGCTTAGGTGGAGTACAAAGTGGCATGTGGTCACAACTAGGAACTAAACTAGGTAATATGAATTATGGTGGGTTTACAAATCCTTTTGCAAGACAGGCTCCAATGGCTGGTCGTCTTGATAACCCATACGCATAGGAGATAGAAATGGCAGCAGGATTATTTGGAAATATATATGACACTCAAACAGCACAGCAGAATCAATTAGCTGCTGAAGCTAGAGGTACAGGTGAAGGCTGGACTGCTATGACTACTGCTGCTAGAGAACTAGGTGGTGCTATTGGTCAGGGAGTGGGCAGAGCTTTTGGTGGTGTTACTCCTCAAGAACAAAAGATGTCAGAGCTTAATAAAATTATGACAAGCATTCCAGACTTTGATGCTACTAACCCTGAGCAAATGAAAGAAATGTCATCTAAATTATGGACTGGTGGTTTCTATGATGAAGGAATGAACATGTTAAAAGAAAGCTATGAGATGCAAAAAGTAGACGCACTCATGCAATACTATAAAGACCAAGGTGAAGCTGCTTTAGCTAAAGGTACTGAAGTTACTCCTCCTAAACGTGATACAAGTATAACTCAAAACGAATATGACATTGCACTTGGTTTAGTTGAAAAGAATTTTGACACTTCTTTCTTTGATTTTATTGACCCTGATTTACCTGCAGGTGCTTCAAAAGAAGGACTAGCACAATTCATTGCTCAAACAGCTAGGAATACTAATTCTAGTTTAGACCAAGTTATTAGTTTAATTAAATCTGGACAACTTAAATTTACTCAAGGAACAACTGCAGCATCTACTGCTCCAGCTGGTTCTGCCACTACAGCTGACGCTTCTGTAACTTTACCTAAAAGAAACTAAATGGCTAGAATAGATTTGCCTGAACAACCTGCTTATACAAGCGGTGCTGCAGCTAGTGCTGCTGCTGAAGCAGAGTATCTACGTGACTTAAACAAACCTGATGAAGCACAGTTAGCTACTCTTAATTCTGAGTTTGATTCTCAAGCAACAAACAATTCTTATTGGGATTCTGTTTACGACCAATACACAGAACAACACGGTGCTGCTGTAGAAGCAGATAACATGGAAGAAGCTGCTAGGTTAAATGCAGAGTATACTGCTTTGATGGATAGAAAAGATTACTTTGATGGTGTTACTCTTGAAAGCATGTATGAGGACCAAAGTGAACAATGGACTTGGGATGAAATAAAATACAATGACCAGTTAATAAATTCATTAAGGAGAACTAATGGAGCTCTTAATGAATATGGAGAAGAAAAAAGCATAAACGATTTAATGATAGAGTTTGTTCGTGACCAACAATATCTTGAATATAATTTAACTAAGAAAGCAATAGATGCTAGTAAGTATGATGCAATGACCGACCAACAAAAAGAAGATGTTACTTTACAATATCTTTCTTTTCAAAAATTACTTGGTAGTGGTGAAGGTGGAATACCTGCAGGTCAAAGTTGGATGAACATACCGGGTGCTATTTTAACTGACCCTACAACTTATATTGGTGGTGGATTAATTGCTAATTTAAGTACAAAAGTTGCAGGTAAACTTGGTCTTACTAAAGCTTTACAACCTCTTACTAATAAACTTTTTGGTAATAGAGTAGCAGATTTTATAGCTAAACGCAGTGCTGTTACTAAAGCTACTGCTACTACTGCTGCTTATGGTGGTGCTTATACTGGTTACGATAAGTTTAATGATGAACGTATACTTGAACAAGCTGCATCTTTAGGTAAAGAAGGTAAAGACTGGAACGAAATAACAAAAGCTACTGCAATGGGTGTTGGCGTTGGTGGTTCTTTAGGTTTTTTATTAAGAGGTGGATTTCAATTATTTAAAAATAAATCTGATGAATGGATAATTAAACAAAGACTTCAAGACCCTGAGTATAATGCAGGTAGCATGATTAATGACATGGCTGCAAGTGTTAAAGATGAAAAGTCTTTAAAGATTTATTTAAAAAGAATAGGTTACAACAAAAAAGAAATAGCACAAGAGTTAAAGAATTATAGAGAGTGGGATGCAAAACAATCTATAGCTTTACCGGGAGCAGAAAAAAGTTTTGATGTTCCTAAGACACCTAAGAATACAGAAGAGGGTACATTTGGACCCTCTACAAAAGATGAGTTTAAAGCTAGTGGTGCACAGAAAACTGCTGAAGAAGTAAACGCAGAAAGAATGGCAGCTCAAAGAGCAGCACAAGTAGCTGACGATACAAGTCCAGCAACTGAAGCTATATACTATCCGGGACAAACAGCAGAAGAAGCTTCTACTATACTTAGAGAAGTAGAACCTACATATAGTACAAGGTTAGATACTAAACCTGTTGTAGAAAAAATAGCAGCAGATGTCAAACCTAAATCTACAATATTAAATCCTAAGTCTACAATATTAAAAGAGATTGATGATACTAAATGGACACCTGAGTATTCTAAATCTCCTTCTCTTGCTGCTAAAGAAATTAATAACACAGTACCTATTAATCCACACGAAGGAATAGGACTACCTAAGAAAGTTGAAGAAGTTTTAAACAGTGTTCCTGAAGTTAGAACAGCATCTAATGCTGCTCAAATGGACATTAGAAACTCTAGGGTTTTACAAGAAAAAATAGATAACACCTTTACACCTGAAGAAAAAGTAATGGTTAAAGAAGGTGAAGAGTTAATTGATGAAACAATAATAGATATTGAAAAGATTGATATTCCTATATCTTTTTCTAGGCTAGGTCAAAGAGCATACGATTGGGTTAACAACACTTTAGGTAAAGGTGCTACTCGTATGTTATATTCAGGTGATGCTATTCTTGTACGCTCAGGACAAAGACAAATGGCAGAATCAATTAGTTCTGCACAAGCAGCTACAGATATAAATGTAGCAAGAATAGCTAACGAGTTAGAAACTTTTGTAGCTAAACACGCAGATGAATTAGGAGAGCTAAACAAGTTAATTCAAAGAGCTATCCCTGAGAACCAAGCACAAAAAGATTTCTTAGCTATGCTTAATAAGAAAAAAATGCACCAGATAAGAATTGCTAGGGACACAGGAGTTATTAGTAAAGGCGAGTATGCTAGGTTTAAACATGACAAAGGGTATGTACCTCGTGTATGGAACACGCAGAAGCTAATTACTTTAAAAGGTGCAGAAGAGTTTAGTAATTTTTTAAATAAGTTATGGGGTAAAGAGCCACAAGAGGTTCGTAATCTTATAATGAATTTAACTGGAGAAGCAAAACTAACAGATGAAGTAATAGATTCTAGGTTTTCTCCTGAAAACATACGAGCTATGTTTAGAAGGAAAGCAGATAGAGAAATGGATGTTAAGCGTTCTACTCACTTAGAGTTTGAAAGAAAACTAAAAATTAAACCTGAAGTAGAAAGAGAGCTTGATGCTTTTATGGCTGCTCCTTTAGACAGATGGACAAAGTTTTTTGAAGATGTTATAAGACGTAATGAGTATGCTAAACGCTTTGGAAAGAATGATGAAAGAGTAAAGAAAGCAATTAAAAAAATGAGAGAGAACGGATTTGGCAGACAAGCTGAGGATGTTCAAGAAGTTTACTTTACTGCTGTAGGCGACCCTAAATATTCTGAAACTATTAGAGCAAGGATGGATAATCCTAGGCTACAACAAGCAGTAGCAAAGGTTAACGCCTTTCAAAACTTAAAGCTTGGACTGGCTGCTATACCTAACGCTACTCAAGCTTTTGTTAATGGTACTGTTATGCTTACTAAATCAGGAAGCTTAGTAACAGCTCCTTTTAAAGCTATGAGTGCTCTTGTTAAATCAGTAGCTAAAACAAGAGCAAGTATGGATGTTGTACATAGAGCAGGTGTACTAGGTGAAATAGATTTATCACGCATTGCTACTGAGAATATGCCACACGCTAGAATAGTAGAAAGAGAATTTAAAGGACCATTAAAATATTTGAATGAGCCTACTGCGTTTCTTAGAGCTACTGGTTTCTTAGGTGTTGAGCAAATGAACAGACGAGCAGCAGCTATCATGGCTCATGGACATGTAGGTAGTTTAAATGCTAAGTTACAAAGATTAGTTTTACAAGGAAAAGGAAACTCCAAAAAAAGTTTAATGCTGCAAAAAGAAATGAAACAGCTAGGTATTATGGACCCACTTAAAGGAGATTTGACAGCAAGAGATTATGCTATTAGTGGGCATATGTTTAACAAGCATGTTAACTTTTCAGGTGAGTCTTTTAATTTACCAGTTAGTTGGCAGAAGCCTTGGTTTAAATTAATGACTAAGTTTAAATCGTTTATGTTTTACCAAGCTAGGTTTCTTAAACGACAGGTAGCTGATGAGTTATTTATAAATAAAAATCCTAAACCATTACTAGCTTACTTAGCTGCTGCAGGTATAGCAGGTAATCAAGCAGAGTTAGCAAGAGCTTTGGTATCAGGAAAAGAAATAGAACAAAATAGAACTGCTTTAGAGTTATTAATTTCTGGTATAGGTAATGCCGGAGGTGCAGGATTGTGGTTTGACACAATGCAACAAGTAGCTACTAGAGGACCGGGAGGAGCATGGTCTGCTGTTACAGGACCTACCTTCTCAGACATTGCTTATACAGCAGAGGACTTAGCTAACGCTGATATCTTGTCTATTATAGAAAGGATGTCACCAAATCTACCGGGTAAAGGAATGGTGTTTAATGAATGGAGGGACCAGTAATGGCTGGAATGTTTGACAATAATATAGACCACCCTAATTTTTCTTGGAATTATGATGATTCTTTTAAATACTTAGGTGAACAAGATAAGCGTGAAGATTATTTAAAATCAATAGCAGGGCAAGCAGCTCCTAGTGAAGAGATGATAGCACAGCTAAGAGATTTAGATGAGTCAGAATTAAGACAGGCTGTAAGACAGATACCTGATGATGCTGACAGAAAAGAAATGTTAGAAGCTTACTATAACTTAGGAATGTAATATGGCATTAGGTCCTATTATAAAAGGTGTAGCAAAAGGATTATTTAAAGTATTAGATACTGAGGTAGGTGCTCCTGTTGCTCGTTCTTTGGCAGGCAATGCACAAAACGATTTAGGTGCTGGATTATTTTATTCAACTAATCCTATTAAACAAGGATTAGGAATGGGTATAGGTATGTTAAAGACTGGTTACTCTGCAGGAAGAGAACAGCTTGACCCTAGGTTATTAAAGATGCGTGAAACTACAGGCATTAGTGATAGGACTCAGACACAAGTAAGTAATCAACTAGATAAACTAGACATGATACGCAGTGATATGAAAGCTGATGATGTGTTTAGACCATCTAAAGAACTAACGAATGAAGAAAAGAAATTAAAAAAAGAATATACTGACCAAGAGAAAGGACCAAGCAAAACCATAGCAGGTCAAATGTTATATCAAACACTTGCTAACAAACAGCAAGGGGTTCCAAATCCTATACTAGATGAAATGTTACCAGAGAATTTTCTAGGTAATGGCATGTTAATAGATGCTAATGGTAATATAAATGTAGAAGATTTTGTTAAGATAAAGAATTTTAAAGGTTGGGAAACAGAGGGTAAGTTTGGTGAAGGTAGAATGAAAACCATGCTTGATAAAATTTTAAAGGTTAATGACCCTGCTATTCCAAAAGGAAAACCTTTACAATATTATGTTAGACAAGACGCTGCTTCTGATGCTTCAGGTAATTTGGTTTTTGAAATGGGTAAGGGTTCAAGAATGAGGGCGATTGCTAAAATACTACAACAAAAAGATAGTTTGTTTGATAACGTAGACGATATGGCTAAATATATTCGTAAAGAATTAGAAACAAATCCTAAGTGGGTTACTCAAGAAACCGTAAAGAATAAAGCAGGACTGCCTAAGTTTAGAAAAGATAAGAATGGTAATCGTATTGAGGTAAAAGAGCCTAAGCAAATAGGAGTAGGTGGCTCATGGGAAGTCAGGGATGGTGCTATATGGTTTGATGACAGTTTTAAAAGCAGTGACTATTCTTTAGGCGGTGTTAATGTAATGAATTTTCTTGAGGTTGATGGAACAAGAGGGTCAATGTTAAGTGATATCAATGACATAGCAGGTATGGCTATGCCATCAGGTGATAATGCTATGACGTTATCTCTTCCTAAGGTTGCTAACATGTATGTTAATAAAGGAAACCTTAGTCCTGCTAAATATAAAGCAAAGGTAGAAGAAACTCTTATGCGTATGGGTGCTAAGGCAAAAGTTGCACAGAAGCAACCAAGAAAGAATAAACAAAGTGATGAGAGAAAAGAACAGTTAAGACCTGAAAGATTAGAGGAAGAAAAGATGGCTAGAGTAGAAGCTATCATACCAAGAGAAGCTTCAGAAAGAGGTACTAAATATAGTGATGCTTATAAAGATTTAATGAACAACTATAGAGCAGGTACTTTATCAGTAGCTCAAACAAAAGTAGCAAGAGATATACAGGATTTGAATATTAAGTTTGAAGATTTAACTATGAAAGACTGGATGAAATACCTAGCTAAGATAGGAGTTGTTGGTGGAGGAGCTATAGCTTTAACTAGAGGTGAGGACTAATGGATAACGCTTTAAACATAGCAAGCATACTAACTAAATACTTCCCTGAGAGTGCCATATCTGCTATTCTAGGCAACATTGATGTTGAAACAGGGGGTACCTTTGACTACCAACAACAACAGGAAAATGGGAATGGCTATGGATTGTTCCAGTTTGACTCACAAAAGAAACCATATCTTAAATGGCTAGAACAAAGTGAACTAACTGACAGTCCTGAATCACAGATTAGATTTGTTGCTGACTCTATATACAATGATAAGTATGACGCAGAAGGAATGTTTACTGGTGCGTTAGATATTGGAGGGAAGAGCAGGAAGAAGATACGGAAGTCTTTTGAGGAAGGGTCTACTGCTGACATTACTAAAACTTTTTCTCAAGAATATGAGCGTCCTAGTAAACCTCACATGGATAGGAGATTAAAATCAGCAGAAGATTTTGATAAGTTTAAAGGATTGTTTACAAACCCTTCAGAGTTTCTATAAGTTTAACTAGGTTCACTAGCTGTAACTTACTTGCGTTGTTGTCACCACCCATCACACTTCTTTGAGGTAGCTTAGGTAGTATTTCTTTTAGCTTGTCGACTGGAAACACAAGACTACAAACCAATTGGTTATCAACAGTTAAGTTATGTACCCATAGGTCAGCTTCAGTTGCTGCGATTCCGCTAGGCTTACCATAACTTTCACTCTCTATACAGATGTTACCTGTCTGTGCCCACTTGTCACGCTCAGTTTTTACTTCACATGTCTTGGCACCTGAGAACATATCATCAATATACTGCTCCCATTGCTGTCCGAATGACAAGTCAATGTCAAACTTCTTTAATTCTTTTATGTCGTTGCTGTCGTTTAAAGGCATATTGTTTCCTTAATTTTAAGTAGAGTAAAGAGGTCTTATCCATTTGAACAAGACCCCTGTTAAACATTCTATGCACTAGCCGGGGCACCGAGCCAACCGAATACCAATGCAACAATCACTACACCTAGAAACACAGTAAGCGATTTGTTTTCAAGAACTTGGTTAATCATATCTTTCATAACTACTCCTTTTAAGTTTAACATATACTATCCGCCCATTCTCAGAGCATCAAGAAACATAACAACATATATCAACGACACTGCTGATACACTACTTACCCCTAGCAATGCTAAGTTAAATAGTTTCTTTGGTGTTACTCCTTTATTATACCACATATTATTCTCCCAATTTAATTATTAAAAGTTGTAAAGCTAAAATAAGTAAGGCTGTTTCTATCATTCTATATCCCTCTCTTCTTCAACTAAGTCAACAAGTTCACATACACTACCAGTACAGGCTAGGGTTTTAGTGCTGACAGTTTGGTCAGTCAACTCATACTCGCTAATCAAATCCCAGTTAACTTCCTTAGGCATCTTCCAAGCTAGGTCATCATGAGTCTTTCTATCACACTCTTCGTAAGGTGCTTGCTGATATGTGTGGTCAGAGTGA